ATCTAGCCAGCTTTGGCCCGCTTGCGCGCGGCGCGATCGACAGCCTTCTTGATCTCAACCCAAAGCTCGGTGCCGATTATTTGCTCGGCCTTTTCCTTATTGTGCTCCCATGCTGGGCGCATGAACGGATGGGCTGGCATCTTATACGTGCCGAACTCCTGAAACAGGCCACGGCTCAGCGCGGTCCCTACGTAAACCTCGGCAACCCCCAGCGTCCCAGCCTTGTAGGCGCTGGAGCGCTGGCGCCGTGTTAGTTTTGTCCCGGTGATGATGCTGATCTCCAGCTTGCCCGTTTCTTTCGGAGCAAGCGCTGAGGCTTCGTCATCGATCGGCTTGGCAGCTTTCTTCAGTGTACGAACGAGAATGTTCTTCTGCGTAGATTTCTTGCCGACTTCGGCGAGGGCTTGGTCGGAACCGACCAGCCATTCGACCTTCGCCGTAATGTCGCTCACAGTTTTCTCGTCCCGGTGAAGCGGATTGTCTTGGTGTCGAGCGGCGCAATCTCGCTCAGATCCCAATAAGAGGTCGGCACTTCAGGATCGCTCAAATAGGAAATGCGGTCCCTGGTGGTTACGGCCCTTAACGTGGCCGATGTTTCGCATTCAAAGGTAGCGGTTTGGTGTGAACCCTCCTGTGCCGCCTCGCGCTTCTCCTGTGCGGTGCCGAACCTGACATATGCGCGGCGCGTGGCATACGTTGACCATACCGGAAGCTCCTCGCCATATTCATCCTCGGTCGGCGTGAACCGCTCGAAGATGATCAGCTCGGTCCGCTGGCTTGCGCTGGGCATCAGTAAGCCGAAACCGGGCTGATATCTTCGAGCAGCGACGTGACCGCAAAGGCGATCTCGTTGGAGACAATTCCAGTCATCGCGGCTTCCCTGAATTCGAACCAATGCCCGATCAGAATGAGCATCGCGCGCTTGCCGATCAGATAGGCTTCGTCTGTGCTCGCAAGCGCTCCACCCGTATAGGTGACGGTGACTGTTCCACCCGTGATCAGGTCCGGAAAACTGTCGCTTACCGCTGGGCTGATCCTGACCGGAAAGCCAAGGTTTGCAACGAAGCCGGTGTAATCAGCGTCGTCATCAGGGTCGGCAGTGGTCGAATATGTAACCGTATCGACGCTCGTTACCGGATAGCGCCAGATCTCCAGATAATCGCCCCAGCGGGTGAACGTCTCGGTTCGTGCGCCGCTGACAAACAGAAGGCGGCTGCAACGCTCGACATAGGCTCTGGCCGGCGCAATCAATGATGTGATGAAGGTGTCCTGGCTGTTGTCGTCATCCATCCGGCACTGCGACTTGGCCTCAGCCAAGGTGACAGGCTCAGCCAATCTTCGCGTCCTTTCCGTCGCGACCGCGCTTCACGGCAAGACGCCAGCCACTATCGGGAGTATCTGGCTTTCCGGGATTGTCACGCTGGGCGATCCAATAAGAACCCGCCCAAGTAGCACCGTCACCGGCATCGTATTGCTCGCCAGCCTTGTAGACACCACGGTCAATGACCGTAGGCCATTTCAGCGTGGCGATATGCTCGTGGTCGCCGGAACGGAATGAAAGCTCCAGCGTGCGATCATCATCAAGGACGCGGCAATCGAAGTCCTCAAGTTGGAAACCGTCGCGACCATCCCTGCCCGGCGCTCCGTCCTTGCCGATTACAGGACCAAGCATCTTCATTTCGCCGTCATCCATCGTCGCAACGAGTTGACCGTCACGGTCGATCAGCAGATCCTTGACGCCTCGGCCGTCCTTGCCATCAGTGCCCGCTTGTCCGTCGCTACCGTCCTTGCCCGGCTCACCTTTTTCGCCGCGCTCTCCCGGATCGCCCTTCTCCGGTGGAGGCAGATCAGCGACGGCCTTTGAAACTGCTTCGGCAATCAATTCCTCTGCCACTGGCAACAGCGCCGCGGCAACGGCCTCCGGTTCGGGCGAAACACCATCCACGCCGGGCTCGCCAGTGTCACCCTTCTCTGGATTGGGCCGCGCCTCAAGCGCTGCCAGCCGCTCCTTGAGTTCGGCATTCTCAGCCTTCAGCGGAGCAACTTCGCGCTCGACGTAGCCGCGCACGAGCGCAACGACTTCATTGCCGAACTCTACGCCGTCGAGCATTCGGCTAGTCCTTTCGCAATCGTGGCTATCGCCATCGCGCGCTGCGCTGCCGCAGCATTGTCATTCGCCGCAGGATCTTGAGGCGGTGCGGCTGGCGCCTCGATCGGCTCCGCATCGCGCTTGGCAAGCCAGGCGAGGCTGTGATCCTGCTCCTGAAGGTAGACTGTTTCGCCGCCTTCAACGGGCAACTGGCCGAGTTTGGCGCGCTGCTCGTTGACTGTCAGCTTGCCCTTGGACTTCTCCAGCACGTCCATCTGTGTGATGCTGTCCATGCGGAGCAGATTGTCTACGTCGAACTCAGTTCCGTAGACCTGGCCGTTGATGGTCACGCCCTCGCCGATGCCTAGCCCTTCATCCAGGCACAGTTCAATGTCTTCGATATGCTTCTGCAGGCACTGGCTGAAATACTCGACGTTGAGTGCTTGGACATTGTTGTAGCTCGGCAGCGGACCCACACCGATCTTGTACGGTGGAACGTGATAGACCGAGCAGATCATCTCAGCCGTGAACTTCAACTGTTCGATCAGCTGCGCCTCATCGGCGGTCATGGTCAGGGATTCGAACTTCAGCCCGTCACCGAGAATTGCGATTTTCGCCGCGCCTTGGGGGCCAGCGTATTGCGTCTCCCACGTTTCCTTGAGGCGCTTGGCGTTCTCGGGGTCGATCTTGCCAGGAGCAGTCAGGATACCGCCCGGTCGGACACCGTTGGACGCCAGCCGCGCAGTCGAGCGCTGGATGTTGGTGCCCTGCGTTGCCGCGAGAGCCGCGGCGTAGAGCGGCGAAATCCCGACAAGCGGGTGGAACAGGCAATTGAACCTGTCGTGGATGATCTCACGCGCTGGAACGATTGTGTCTGAACTCGTGATCGCGGAAAGATTGTCTTGTGAGAGCCGGTAAAAGACCTGCCCGTTATCGCTCACCAACGGCTGAACGCGATCCGGATTGAGAATGTAGAGGGCAACAACGACACCACGTCCGTCTCGTTCTTTCAGGACGTAAGTGTTGCCTCTGGAAAGCTTTGAATTGACCCAATTCTCGATGAACTGGATGCGGTTCTGAAAGCTATTAGGCTTGCGGAGAACTGGCGAGAACGCCGGGTTTGTCGTCTCCTGCCAGACCTGCCCATTCTGAGCGACCAAGCGAATACGGTTCTTTGAAAGATCGGAGCTGATCAGCGTATGACAGGCGAAAACAGCGAAGAACGCCATCTGCGCGTCGTTGCTGAGTTCTTCGTTTCTCTGCCACGCTCCTGAAAACGGTTCCCTTATCACGGGCCACCACGATCCGCGGCTGTCGGGAGGCGAAAGCGTCTTCTCTGCCCGCGTGATTTGGAGACCAAATATGTTCACTACGCGGCCTCCCTTATCCGATAATATTCAGTGGTGAACGGATCAATCTTGAGCGGCGCGAGCGTCCACGGCTTGATCTTGCCGGGGAAGAATAGGAGGCGCGGATTGGTTTTGCGGTCGCGCACTTTGTAATGAACGCTGCCGTACCAATAGACGCCGTCGCGCTCGCTCCAGACCTTCTCCTTGCGGCCGAGAACATAAGCCAACCACGCTTGATCCGAACCGACGAAGATGTCCCCGGAGATATTCGCGCCCTTTTGGTCGAACTTCTCGAAAACCTCTGGCCTGCAACCCGCTCTAATGAGCATCATCGAGCCATTGTACGGGCGGTCCTGCTGAGTGCCCTTGAACAGCACCAGATCTTCCAGACGGTCGAACAGCGGATCAAGAGAGCCGCCGACAACGCAATCCAGATCCATGCAAACGAACCGCTCGCCGAAGATGTCGGCTGCGTCCCTGCGGAACATCGACAGACGGCGGTAGCAATTCGGCTTGGCCGGTCCCCAGCGCGGGAATACGTCCTCGAAGTCGCCGGGCGGCTTGATGATCTTTATGCTCTTGTCGATACCCTTGGGCGTATTGGTAACGCACGCGATGCGGTGTGGCATCTTGAGGTTGCGGCGGACCATGTTGGCCCAAATCGAAACGTGTTCCCCGGTGAATTTGGTCCTACCGCCCGGCTGGTCCCATAGCCAGCAAAGCACGGTCATTTCCTTCATCCAGCCAACTCCATGCCTGTTTCCGCACAATTCGCCGGACGTGCGTCGTGCTAATGCCGTGCCTAGCAGCAATTGAATCGGTCGCTTCGCCAGAAGCCGCGCTGCGACGAATATCGCGCACGGCATCTTCGTTAAGCGTTGCTAGTCCGTGATCCGCTCCTCGCGGAGCACGGATAGTACCGTGTCGAACCTTGTCGGCGGTGTTTTGGAGAGCCGTTCCCCACGCCAAATTAGCGAGTCCGTTGTCATCTCTCTCGCCGTTAAGATGGCGACACTCTTCTCCATCCGAGCGAGGGCCAACAAAAGCCTCTAAGACTAGCTGGTGAACCAGCCTTGTTTTGTTTTGGCAGTCCACACACAGTTGAACCATTCGGTATCCGTGCGTGTCCAAGCCGCCCTTCAAGACTTTACCGCGCCTATGGATTGGTATTGGTGGGCCGCTACTGGAGACCCTTTTAATCACAACCCTGTCTAAGCTTCTAACTCGCCCCTTATCCGAAACCTCATAAAGCCCCTCAAAGCCGGGCACAGCTTTCCAATTTTCCATACAAAAGGTGATATCAGTTATGCTGCTAGACTGCAACTCAAAACTGATATAAGTGCGCTCAAATGGCAAAAGAGAAAAAGACGGCGCGTTTCATATTTTCAGCCGAGCCGAGCCTCATCACAAAGCTGGACAAATGGCGTGCGAAACAAGTTGGCTTACCGAGCCGAGCCGAAGCCGTCCGGCGATTGATCCTCAAGGCATTGGAAACGGAGAAGGCCATATGAAACCCAAGAAAATCTCGACCCTCATTGGTCCAGACGCGCTGAAGTCTCTCGGATGCCCGTATAAGGCCGGTGACGATCTTGCTGATGCTTGGATGACTGGGTTTTACGCTGCCGTTAAGTTCTACGGCATTGATGAAGACGACGCCCCTCTGACGGATCAGGAAAAGCAGGAGTTTATCGAAGGGCTGCGCGGCTAAATAGCCCCCTGACTCTCCAGATACGCAAACAATGGATGATAGCGGACGACAAAATCGGGACGCTTGGATTTAAGGTAACGCCACTTTTTACGAACTTCGGGTCGATTGTGGCGCATCGCCTTCCAATCGATTGCCTGCAAAAGATACGAAGCCTTCTCTTGCTCGCCAATATCGCTGAGAAACATTGCCGCGCCGCAATCGAAGAGCAGCGCCTTTTCTTCCGGCACAAACTCGGACCAATAAACCCAGGCCTCGTCGATTTCCTCATGGGTCCAACGGCTCAGCGCTAGCACCTCAGGCGAAACTTCCTCAGCCCTCCATGACGACTTGACGCGAAACACCAACGTAGTCCCCGGAACCACAGCCTCAACGAACTCCAGATGCTCTCTCAATCGATAGAGACATGCCGGAATCTCGTAGCTCGGGAAGTGGCAGAAATCCTGCCACGCCATGATCGAGCCTGGCTGTAGTGCGTGCCTCAATTTGGTGAGCACGGAAGAGATCGCCGGAACTCGCTTGGGCGCGTCCGTGACTAGCAGGGCAATGGCTTTATCGTCCCACTGCATGTTCTCGATCTGGCCGGCGTGCGGCTCGACGTAATCAATCAGCGGTCCAAGGTTGTCCCTGAAAGATTGGAGGCACGGGCCAGTGGGGGCTTTATCCAGCCCGTGCTTTTCGTAAAACGCTTTGACCTTGTCGATGTGGCCGATCTTGGATTCGAACTTGTCGTAAACGTGCGCCTTGGTCTGGACGCCGCTGTCGCGAACCCCTGCCGCGATGTAGGCGGTCGAAGCTCCAAGCCACGCGCCGAGCTCGACGATCTCGCCTTTGCCAGCCGCGTCTTTCGTCAAGCGGTAGTAGCATTCGCGCTCGGCATCGGTAGTCATCGCCGGGATTGGCGGGACGCCCGTTATGCTGCGGTCAAGCACGGATGCCTGCAAATCACTTCCCCTGCGAATTTATCGAGCCCCAGAACTTGAGCCATTGCGAGCCGATGGTTGCCCTGGTTGCCGATGAACACTTCGCCATCGCGGCCGATCAGCAACTTCGGCAGTGGGCTGTTGGCCCGAAACCCATTGCGCTTCAGGTCGTCGAACATCCCGTCAACGCGGGTGTAATACTGCCTGAGCAAATCTTGCATGGTCGCTTCGCCCCGGATCGGTTCTGACTTGATCCGTCGCGCGTATGTGTCAGCGAAGAGGTCGGTTTCTTCCCACGGAAGCCCGTCGCAGTAACGTTGAACAATAGCCCTGTACTTCACTGCTTCCACTACTGGAAAACGGCGCTCGATATCCCAATCGCCATCTTTCTCACCCCTAAGATCATGATGCGGAGTGATCTTGAAACGAACAGACGAAGGATTTACCCATCTCATGTGTTGGCGGTAGCACTGACTCTAGGCGAAGAGCCTGAAACTGTCGGGTAATCAGCCCGCCAACACACCGACGACAATCTCATCCCCTTCGGCAACTTCGGCGCTAATCATGTACCCGTGCCGCTTGAGCAACTCAGACATCCCCTCACGGGAGGCATAGAAGTTGAAGGGGCCGCCTTCGTCATCGGGAATACTGGATCTCCAGCGCGCAGCGCGGTTCTTGTTGCCGCATAGAACGACGGTCGGAACCTCGGCATGAGCAACCGCCGCAAACACGCGGTCAATGTCGCTCCGCAGATAATAGATCATCCGAACCGCCACGAGCGTATCGATGCCGTTCAGTAGGTCGAGACGATCGCCAATGGTCCCGTTGATGAACTTCGGAGGTGTGAACTTTCCCTCTCGCGCCAGCCAATCCGAATAGAGGTTGGCCGCAGCTTCGTGGCGCTCCTCCGACTTCTCAAGAGCGATAACTCGCTTTCCAGATCGGGCCAGCAACAGTGCCAAGACGCCCTCAGCCGAACCGACCTCAAGAACCATGTCCCCGGTGATGAACGGCAAAAGCCTCGTGTATTTGTCAGGAACCTCGCCTCGGCGGATTGCCGCCTCATTCTTGCGGTAGGCGAGGGAGCCGGTCATGCTCGCGGACGGAGTTCAACCCGCCCTCTTCTAATCTCGGTTTCCACCTCATCACCGACAATGAAAGGTTTACCATCAGCGTTGAGCTTGTTGACGCGGACATAACCTGCGTCAGCGTCATAGGAGACGACTTGCTTCTGCTTTTCACCATCCAAAAACACGTCAATCTTCTGGCCGAAATCGAAGAAGTTACTGACGTAGAGCGGGCTTCCTGCCCGCACGCTTAACTGTCGCGGAATCTCTCGACCCTCTATGAAATCGTAGCTGCGCCGACCTTGAGGAGGTAGCTCGTCGAAGTCGCCACCCATATGGATTTCAATTTGAGTGCCCATCACGAACGCGGCGAATTTCAGGAGCAGTGTGCCTGCTTTGATCCTAAGAGCTGCAATTCGAACGCCCGTGATCCGAACGTGAAGAGTCACGCTGCCGATTGCCTTGCTCATCGGAATCGCCAATTCACTCACGGCTTGGGCCTTCTCGTCGCTCTCTTGCGTGGAGCGCGTTGCGGCTCGTCGGTAGCGGCATCAACCTGCTCAACCTTCGGAGCCTTCGGCTGCTCGTCGCTCATTTCAACACCGAGCTTGCGAAACAGCGCAGCAGCTCCAGCATTCAGTTCGATCGGACCAGCTTGCAGCATCCGGGTTCTGTAGAGCGGGTGCCTTTGCTCGCGAGTGATGTAGAAGGTCTGCCGAGCCATGCGCTCACTCCTTGAAAAACGGGGCGGCCCGAAGACCGCCCCTAACTCGCTTAGGTGTTGGTTGCGCCGCCCCATGCCGCGCCGGTCAGATAGACCGCAGCATTGGACCGACGACGCGCCCAGTTCAGGATACGCTCGCAGCGAAATGCCACGGAGTTCGTTTGAAACATCGACACGACCTGCGAAGGAGTCGGCGTGACCGAATTGTGGTTGGCATTGGCATCTGTGGTCATCAGCAACGAAGCCTCGCGGCTTACGTCGATCATGAACCCGCCTTCGTCAGCGAAATAGATTTCGCTGGGCTGGAGAGCCACCACGACACCGGACGGCACGTTCTGCGACGTGATCACGTTGATGCCCTGGATCGAGCCTCCGTTCATATTGATGTTCGGAAACTCCGACTGACCAAGCGCATTGAACAGGAAGGATGCGCCCAGCGCCGTACCCGTCCGCATGACGAGAACCGGAGCCGTGCCTTCCATGTTGTTGTTGACGAACACCTGAAGCAGGTTCCGGATATCGAGACGGATATCGTCTGCGTCACCCGTGCCGCTGGCCGCGATCGAAATCGCGCCGTTGGCAACCGATGCCGGCTTCACGTTGGCAGAGCCGCCGTTCGTCGGATCGATGAACGCAACGTCAATCAACTCAACGAGAGCATTCCGGAGCTCGTCGCGGACCAACGCCTCGGCAGATGCCGCTGAGCTCATGAGGAGCTCTTCGGTCAGGACCGCGATGTTGGCACACTTCAGAGGCTCAAGAAATGTCTTGTCGAAATTGAACGAAGTCAGCGGCTTCGCGAGACCCTCACCGACCCAGTAACCGGCGCCGCCGCTGGTCGAACTTCCCAGAGCGGTGCGGAACGGAATTTGGCGCAGACCTGGAATCCGCCCAACGATGGTCGCAGGACGGAGATACTCGGCGAAGTCGGCGAAATAGCCCCCCTCATCAAGCACCAAGTCTGCCGCCCAGTTGCCGGAAAGAGTCGAGCCGGCGAGAACGTTGCTCTTCTCGTGGCCTTCCCATTCGAGGCGATTTTGACCACGCTCATACATGCGCTTGAGGGCGCCGACTGAGTTGCTGTCCTCGCCATAGCGGGATTCGGCAATACGAACCGCTCGGCCCATATCACCGTTTGCCATGCCGAGAGACTTGACGAGCCGGGCGAACTCGATGCCCTGCTCAAGCTTCGGCTGCGACTTGACGACAATCCTGCCCTCGCGGTTCTCGGCGCCCTCTTTCGAGTTGCCGCCCTGAACCGGAACAGCCTTCGTGGCCGCCAGCTTCTCCATTGAACGGAGACGGTCGAGATGCTTGTCGATGGCGTCGAGATCGGCCTTGTTGCCGTCGAACGTCTCTTCCTGCTCGGCGTCGAGCGTGGAGCCGTCATCGGCGGCCTTCTGCATGATCGCTTCGTTCGCAGCGACCAGGCTCGCGCGCTTCTCTTCGAACGCGCGGATTTGCTCAGCAATGTCTGCCATTTTGAGTTCCTTCTGGCCCCCGAAGGGGCGCTGGGACGCGACGCCTCACGGCGTGGCTTGTCCGATGGGTCAGGTGCGCTTGATCTCGCGCACGACGAATGGCGCCCGGTCGCGGGCTGGTGCCAGCTTCACCACACGGACGGATTTGCCGGTCGCGGCTTCGTCCTTGGGCTGGGCTGGAATTTCGGGATCTGGAACGCCGTGTTCGCGCCTAGCCTCGGCGTCTACGGCTTTCACGATGTCTAGGTCGGTGACGCCATAAAGGCTTTTCACGCCAGAAATGAGCGCGTCGGCGTTGGCCGGGACCACTACTCCGCTGAGCTCGTATACTTCGCTCTTGTCGTATCGGATGCCGCCGCCATCAATCCACACCCACTCCAACGGGCGAAAGCCAACACTGACGGCGCGAACCAATCCTGTTTTGACCGAATCCCACGCGAGCTGAAGCCGATCCTTGAGCGTGACCGACTCTACCGTGTCAGGATGGACAAACTCGGCAGTGAAATTGATGCCTGCTTTCGTCGGCTTGTCGAAGCGAACCTCGCCGACTGGCGTTTGATGGTCATGCATCCACAGAAACGGAAGTGGGTTATCAAACTCAACGCCGAGCGGATCGATAATGTCTCCAACGCGGTCAACGGAAGGGGTTGTGGCCGTTCCGGTAATAACCCGCTTGCGGTCATCGACCGCCTTGATTTCCAGTTTCGAGTAGGCGCGATTTTGCATCGGAGCCTCCTAAATGATCATCATTTCGTAGGCGGCAGGCGCCTCAACGACATCGGGAGCAATCCCGAACGCCATTGCCAGCGCCACCATTCCGTCAATCCGGGTTGCCGACTTCGTTTTATTGAGCTTACGTCCACCTGCTGGATCAGTCGCCACCACCGCATTGGCCGCGCACATCGTCAGAACCGGATGATTGCCGTGCCTTACTTTCCCAGCAAGCAGAGCCGATTCCGTGTCCCTCAGAGCCGGGCTCATTGACTGGAAGCCCTGCCCGAACTCGACGAATATCGCCTCAATCTGCTCCTCGCTGAAACCAGCCTTCAACAACCAAGGCCGAAGGTGTTTCATGCCCCAACGGTCGAAGGCGATCTTGATCCTGAAATTCCGTATCGCGCAGTGCTCGTAAATCCACCGCGCCACGAACTCATATTCAACCGCTCTACCCGGTGTCGTTTGAAGCTGTCCGTCAGCGTGCCACACATCGTAAGGCACCCTGTCAGTTCTGGCCTTCTCCCTCAGCCCCTCGCCTGGAAGCCAGAAAGTGGGTTTTACCTCCCACGCATCCTTGACCCAGCAAATCGGAACGAACGCCGTAAGATCGGCCGTGGCAGAAAGATCGAGGCCGGCGAACTCTTCGCCTTCCCATTCTTCGGAAACTTCCCCGCCGCACGATTGCCAAACCGACTTCGAAATGAACGGCGAGTTCATCTCGACGCGCTGGTTCAGGATCAGATTGCGAAACTCGGGCTCCCGCGATGGCATTCGGCGCGCGTCTTCCGCCATCGCCAGCGTCTCTTTCGCGTTCTGGAAATCCCCGAACGCCGGGTTGGCCTGCTTGATCGCCTTTTCGGTAAATGGATCAGCATCTGGATCAGCCGAATAGAGACTGACCTTAACCCGCGGATCTTCGCCTTTCTCCGCATCGTCGATCAGAATCGAAAGCAAGTCTCCGTCAGTCGGAGCCTGCGTAGAGATGATGAACGTGAGTGG